ATCTAAGTCGAAGGATATTCTGTTTTGCATCTGATAGTTTTTCAAATGCACCCATAATATCGCTTCGAAGTGTAAGCCAGTTGTTGCCTTCCGACAGATTACCAGTTCCGAACTTAGCATTGAGGTCTTGGATACTAACGGGGATTGAGTAGGTTCCAGCAATGATTGATGGAAGAAAAGCCTCTACTACAGATGCATCATAGTAATACAAATCGGACGAATCGTATCCAACTTTCTTTGCTTTCTCTCGTTCGCAGAACTTAAGGGCTGCGTTCCTTAGTGACTTGGCAATGAGTTTGTCTTTGTCTTTCTGTTCTAACTCTGACCACTCTTTGTACTTGCGTGGATGAGATACGAACCAGACCCATAACTCTTGACCAATGTCATCTAGTTCAAGCATGCTATATCTGCGTGCATATTCTGACGCTAACTGCTGAACTAAATCATTATACTCTGAAATGTAATTCATTATGGAAGGTGTACCTCACCATTAATGATAGGCACTGCGTATGGAATAACCTTCTTGTTGTTTTCTATTAGGATTCCAATGCCCTGCTGCCAGTTGGCAGTGCCTGCAGATAGGTAATCCGCCTGCTTTATGTCCATGAGGTGTCCGATTTCTAAACCGAACAAGGTTGAAGTCTTACCGTAGAAGCCAACTGTTTCATGTTGCAAGCCCACGCGATGCGTGTGCCCACACACTACTGACTTGCCTAGACGTTTGGCTAATGACAAGGCTGTACTTCCAGGAGTCTGCGACAACTTGCCTTCATCTCCGTGTGCCATTACCCAACCAGGTAGTAACTCATGCATCCTGTGTAGGTATGTTACGCCCAAAGAATTATACCCCAGTAGTTCTTCAATCTCTAGTGACTTGAGACTGCTGAACGCTGGGGCATACTTACGAATGTAAGTGTCAATGCGGTCCGTATGATTAGACCTTTGGATATAAAAAGGTTTCTTGCCTAGTGCTTTTCTATATTCACTTATGATTTCTTTTGTTGTGTCAATGCCTTGCTGCAATGTACCTGCGTACTCACCAGCCATGCCTTTGTTCCAACGGCTAGGTTCTGGTGCATCTAGTTCATCACCTACACACCACAGTTCGTCTGGCTTGTAGTCGGCAATGAAGTCTATAGTTGCATCTACTGCTTTGTTATCTTGATACGGAATCTGTAAGTCACTGAGGACGACGACTCTCTTCATATGGTTCTCCATTTGGAATGCCAGCCCACTGATTGCGCTGAACAAGTAAACCAATTATGGCATAGTTTGCTAGGTCAACCAGTGTATCTTCAATGGATTCATAGTTCGGCGTGTCGCCACTATCTACTAGGTTGTTAAGCCTAGCCATCTTGTCATACATGCGGACTCGCAGTCCGTTCATAGGACCGCCAGGCGCTCCTGCTATATTCATTGGACCGTAGTCCTCATGCTTTTTGGTTAAGACTACAAATAGTTCGCGCATAATCTGCGCTGCATCTTCACTGTCCTTCATTGAGTAACTCCCTTAGTTCTATGTCCATGTCTTTCTTGGCTATCTGTACTACTATCTCATTGTATACATCATCTGTCTTGCCATACTTGGATGACAGCATAAGGGCTGCAATACCAGTAACAAGAAACTTGGCTTCGTCTGGGTCTTCGTCTATGGCTAGGTATACATCATGCAGAGCATGAAGAATATTAAGATGCTTCTGCTCAGACAATTGTCTAAGATTTTAGCATAGTGTTTCTTCCAGTTGTTTGCTCCTGGAATACCAACTGTTGGGTGCTGTGTTTTAGTACCCATCATGATGCAGTCAAACTCACCTTCAGTTACACATATGTAACTGTCGGCAGCAAAGACTGCTTGCGTATTAAACATAGTAGTTTCAGCACCAACTAATCCCATATACTTAGCATCGTGTGTACCTGTTAGGTCACGGAATCTAATATCTACCACGCCTGATGGCGTTATGTATGGGATAGCAAGCCTTCCTAGATACGGCTCATGCCCTGGAAGCGGGTCTTCTACCACTCCCAAGTGAAAGACTTTTGCCTCTTCTACCGAGAGATGACGGTTTGACAGATAGGCGCTCGCGCTTTCTATTGCTGCTGCGTACCTCTGTGTTGCCTGCAGTAAGAACTGTCTCTGCGAATTGTTTAGCCTCACGAAAGTTAACTCCTTCTTTATACATGATTAAAGAATAGACATCGCCTTTGACTCCACAACCGTGGCAGACAAAGGCGTTCTTATCGTAGTTTACTGCTGCACTTGCGTGACTATCAAGATGAAAGCAGCACTTCATCTTACGCCAACCTGCACCCATCGCTGGTGTGTCTGCACCTATGTAGCGCAGGTATTCTTCAATGCTTGGTTTCTCCATTGTTTAAGGCTCTCTTTAGTAGGTCTAGCCATACATAGCCAGGCATAGTGCAGTACCAATCGCCAGGACTTCCCCTACCCTTGCGCTTGTGCCACACTACGCCTGTCCATGCTTTGTCGTTAGTCATCTCGACTATCAACTCTTCTGTCCACCCTGCTAAGTCCATCTTAGCATGGTTCTTGATTTCAATTGTAACTCCAGGTATACCTGATATGTCACCCTTGTCTAGTGTTGCACCAGCCAGTCGCCTGTCAGCATATTGGAAGCCGTTCTCTTTTAAATACTTAACTACATCTCGCTCTGCTCCTGAGCCTTTGGCTTTGGCTGCACTACTCATGGTGTCATCTCTACCTGTCTATAGTCACGGACTACATCTTCTAAATACATAGAGCCAGGCTCAAATGATAATGATATGTATGTGTTACCAGTTGCATCTGCCTTGCCGTATCTATTCTTGACAGGGGCTACGCATAGGTATGCGTCTTGCCCCTGCATCATCTGACCTACAGTTAACACCATAGCAGGAATCTGCGCGACCTTGCCCTGCAACGCTGAGCGTGGCTGACACGGATAACCAGGTGCACCTTCCTGCGTATGGTGTAATACTAATACGGCTGCATTGGTATCTCTTGCAAGATACTTCAACTCTTTCATGACCTGTCTCATACCAGCAAACTCTTCGTGTCCATCAATAGCAATGTCCATAAGATTATCTACCACTATAAGAGTAGGGCTTCTGCCCCATATAGTTTCGAATGCAGATACTTCTTCATCTAAATCACGGAGAGTAGGACTTGGTTCGAATGACCAATACATATTTCCATACTCACGCAAGATAGACTCGGCTGTATCTGGTTGTGTCTTAAGCATTAGTTCTGCTTGTTGTTGTGGAATGCGTGCGCGAAGCGCGAGTAATCGCATAGCCATTGTATGTGCATTAGTATCCGCAGAGAAATATAATGTCGGTTGTTTTAATCTTGCTGCGATATGTAATGCGATACTGGACTTGCCTGCACCTGGAGTGCCTGCAATTACAGTTACTTCTGCACGCCGTAATATGATTCCTTCTCTTGCGAAGGCTTGGAAAGGTGGCGGTAATGGTTCTCCGCCAACCTCTGCCTTGCCTACGCTACGGCGTAGTGTTTTCATTTATGCCTTTGTTTGGTCGGCTACGAATGTAGCAAACTCTGGTGAGCCTGCCTTTACATATTGTGTTGTGCACTTAGTTGGGTCGCCTTGCTTTGCTGGACAGAAGTGACCCTTGTATGGACCGAACTTACCTGTTAGTCCATGGATACGAGTCATAGTTCCATGCGGACACATGCGCTGTCCGCTACCTGCAGGTGCAGGTGTAGGTGCAACAGACTCAGAGATAACAGTTCCGCCTAGCGCATTGGCTGCATAGCCAACTGCTGGTGAGATAGGAGTTGCTGATGGTGCGCTGAAACCAGTGCCACGCACTGCTTTTTCAAGTTCTTCTGTAGCAGATGCAAGTGATGCAAGTGTCATTGCAATTGTCTGGTCAAGTTCTTCTGCTGATGCAGCACGAACTGTGACTAGCGAACCTGCTGCTGATTTAACTGTGATGCTAATCGGTGCTTCTGAATGAGACATTATTCTCCTTGTATTGGTGTTGATATATTTTTCTTATCGCGGTGCTTTCTTACTTTCATGGCTAGTTCAATACCTTTCCAACCATGAACTAAGTCTACAAAGTGTAGAGTACATTGTCCACTACCTGCTGGTAGATGCACGATGATTCCCTTCTCTGTGTTGATGTCACCCCAACTACCACGGGTTGCCGTAGCAGGGTCATACGGCAAGCCGTGTGCATACACTGCTAACTGCATAGCGATTTTGTTTGGGTAACTAATGCTGCCTGTCTTAAGGTCAGAGATAAACTTCTCGCCTTTATATTCGACAATGCGGTCTGGTGTGCCAGCAATCTTGTACTTATCTAGCACACAGAATTGTTCGATATGAATGTTGGTAAAGTTTTTAGTTGCATCAGCATACGCTTGTATGTCTGCAACATAATCTTCTGGGATAGGACCGAGGTCTTGACCTCTGTCTAACTTTTCTGTAAGAGAATGGATTGCTGTTCCAATAGTAGCCTGCTTAGTAGCACCCGCTGCTTCCATTGCATCTTCAACTAACTTATCCATCTCTAACTTATCTTCACGAGACGCTGCTGCTGCTAACAATAAGTCAGAGCGCAATGTTAATCCAGTTGCAGCCATGCGTAACTTCCATGCTACAAGTGCAGTGCCATCATCTAATGAACCAGCAACTGTTGTTGTTCTTGTATATGCCACTGGCTTACCACCTTTAGGTGGTACTACCATCGGTCTGCCATACCTATCTCTAGGTATTTCTAACTCTGCCATGTTTCTCCTTTGATTAGATACCAGTGGGGGTAGGACAAGGAGAGAGCCAAAAACCTACCGCCCTACTGGTTGTCCCATCATAGCATAAGGAACGGCTTACGCATTGATGTCATGCCCACAATGCGGGCAAAGTTTTTCTTTCTTCTTATAGGTTTCATATTTATTATAAGCACCTTTGTAATTTTGATGCACATAAACTTTGCATCTATTACGAGCACTATACAATCGTATGATTGCACCTGACTGGTGAAGGACTGATAGCACGCCACTTGTTGTGCCATGATGCCAGCCTGTTTCAGTGGCTAACTCTTTCCAGGTTAGCCCTAGTTCACCTGCTTGTTTTAAATATGCTAACGCTAACTGCTGGTTGTTTAATTCCCGACCAGAGTGGATATTATCTATGGCTCTCTGCATAGATGTATCTGTACCTGACCAGCCAGCAGTCCCATTATATGGGACGTATGCTGAAGACATTAGTTGTCTTCTTCTATATCATGCAACTCAATGCTATCTACATCTACATCTGCAGCATAGCACTCAACTGAAATATTCTCAGTGATTGTATCTTCAATTTCATCTTCATCTTCTACATCTATTTCGAATGTGCCAGTGATGGTGAAGTTTCCACGATACTTGGTTGTAAGTTTTGCGCAACCAATACTGTCGAGCAACTCATTAACTTCAGACTTGTTGACTGTCTGCTCACCGTTATTCCATTCACCTTCACTGAAGAAGTCACGGATAGCGTTACGAACACTACGGAGTTCTTTGACCATTGCTTGGTATGATTCTTGTACGGCATTGATTTCCTTAGCATTCTTAATGAAGTTTAGAACTTCGGCTTCGGTATATGTTACATCATGTGGTGTGCCAGACTCTTCATTGACACGGCTGATTGTGATTGTGTTCATGTTTCCCTCTCGTTGTTTGTGTGTGCTCCGTGTGCGCCACTGGCGGAGCGACCCAGTGAGGTGTCCCTTATGGAGAAATAGGAAGTAACGACATAAGTTCTGCGCTTTAGCATAAACTACCTGCATCTCGGTGGTCTTCACATCACCTTACGCTGGTTCACTATGCTAATACTATGCAAGCACTAACTCTAGTGCTTTGTTTTTGATACCATCACTTCGTCCACTGAGGGCGGCAACGGCGAGCCGTTCGGAGCCGCCCGATGCATGATGGTCTGCGTATTCTACCACTGCTTGCCATGCACCAAAGGCTGTGCCTCTAATGTTGGCTTGTGTTTCTGATTCATTGTATACCTGCCACGCTTTGTCGCGTGCAGTGATAGCAATAGTCTGTTGTCTGCGCTCACCTTGGGTGAGTAGGTGATATGGCTTGTCCTCTACAGTAGAAGGCAGCGCCCATACACGCTTGAAGTAATCACGTACTTGCGCTGCTGATACCTCACGCTTGAGCAAACCATCTGCTGTTACTTCATACTCTTCGATTGCTTGGTATGTAAGTTGGGTAATGTTACGAATGTCTTGGACAGACAACTCTGAATTAGTTGTGTGCTTCATAACATAAGTAAAGTCGTTTGTCTTTTTGCCCTTAATTAATCTGTTGATTTGATTAGAGCAGAACAAACGCTCAATGATAGGACGGATGCGTACTGCACATGAACCATCATGTGATGATTGCACTAGCAAGAATGCAGCGTGTGGGTCATTGGCTACGTTTACACCAATAGGTAATTCCATAATCATCCAGATGTTAGCACCGTTATTGTACTCACCTGCTGCTGTGTATCGTGCATCGCCTGAATCTACTAGCGTATCTAGTGCGCTGAATACTTCCATGTTCTGCACAATC